ATGGATTTCAATTTAAGTAAACTTTTAAATGCAGTTAATATGAAATTGATAGGTAATTCACCTATAGAATTTAAATTAACAGAAGACGGTACTATATTATCAAAAATGGGTGAAGTATCCTATTATTTTGACTATAAAAAATTACAAGCTGTTTTAGATGAAAATGAGTTTAATCACTATTATAAAGATGATACTCAGGATAAAGCTTGTGATTTATTGAGTAAGCATATCCTTAACCAATTATTCGCTGCAAACGGTAAAAAGCAATTCCCTGAAATCAAAACTTTAAGTTCTGACTTGCTATAATTGATATTTCTGATGGATGACATCTTATTGATGAAGTTTGGTTCTTATGAATATATGATTAGTCTTTTAAGAGAGGGCATCATTTTTTGTAATACTTTAGATTATTTTACCAGAGAAGAGGTAAAAGCTAATAAGCAGTTGGCTGATAAAGATGAAACTTGTTTTCAAATGAAATTTTTAGGTGAATCAATACTCAAATTAACACCTGAGAATGGAGAGCCGATTACTCTTAACTTGGATAGTGCTCAATTTAAGGAATTTGGTAACACACCCTTGTACAACGTATATTGTATGTTCGGATTAAGAATATCAAAGTCGTTAAATGAACCCAAAGCTATGTATCATCCTGACCTCACCGATTTCGGAACTCACTTTGTACTTATTCAAAATATTCCAGAATTTTTTTGCAGGTTGGATAATGAGTTATTAAAATTACCTTACAAATTCAATAGAAGATTTGTTGAGTACAAAGATTTTTTAAATTTCACTGGCATCAAAACGGCATTTCAGAAAAACAAATCATTCGAACATCAAAATGAATATAGGCTTTTAATAGAAACAAAGTCATCTGAACCATTAATTATTAGATTAGGTAATTTAGAAGATATAGCTTCAATACACGAGGCGAAAAAAGAAGTTCTATTTACTGCGCACCATCTTTAATTACAATTATTTTTTCGCGTTTTTTATAGCTTCTAACACAGTTAAAGCTACTGTTGCTATTAAGCGGATGATGTTACTTAGTTTCATCTTTTTCTTCTTTATCTGATTTTTTACCGGGTATCAGGTTACCGATTTGCTTACTTAGCACACTCCATATTTTAGTACCTGTAATTGCTTCAATGTTCTCTACAATGCTTTTCAATTCTTTTAATGATATGATAGCAGAAAAGAACAGCATAACTTTTACTAAGTCATTAGTGATATGGTGCTGCACGGTGTAAGCGCAAATTATTCCTATCATATAGGCAAGCATCTTTTCTACAGTTAATCCAATTTTAGAGGCAGTTATCGGGTTACCCGCTTTTACATTTTTCCAGATACCAGTAACCATATCAGCCACAAGTAAGAAAAAGGTAAGGGCTATCAATTCATATGTTGGTAGCAGGTAAACACAGAAAGTCCAAATAAAGAGTTTCCAGATATTTGCCCCGGCGAATTTAAATAAGGCCGAAAAAGTTATCTGCAAGCTGATAAGTATTGTTGTAATGGTATTCATTTAAGATTTAAGATATAGTTTGGCTTCATCTGCCCTACGTTGTGATAGAACTTTATTAACTACGCCCCCGCCTTTATTCCACATAGCGAAGGCTGCGTTAATTAGTTCAGGTGAAGCCCCGGCATTGATACGCGTAACCAAAGTAGATTTAGCAAAACGGGGTGTACCGATATTGTAAGCCAAAGAAACTAAAGCGTTAAACTGATTCTGGTTGATAGGTACTTTGATAGCTGCTGAAACTGCTTTTTCAAAGTCAGCTACAACGGCAGCAAACATTTCATCACACTGCTTTAGGTTGATGGTATCACCCATCTTAACCTTTTTGCCTCCGGGGTAATAAATAAAACCTACTCCAATGGTAGGTACGCCCACAACATCTAAATAAGCCTTTAATCTCACACCCTCTTTCAGGTAGAGAAAATCCCGCCCCTTACTATCTATACAACCTATCTTCATAGGATAGAATAGTATGGTCGGTTAAAGATTTAGAAGGTGGTTAAAGCGGTTCTAACCCACGTATTTGTAGCTGTACAAACGTAAATAAATCCGGCTGTTACTCTTATTTCACCTGTAACACCAGTATCGGTTGAACTTGCCGGGGCGGTATTCAAGTTATTTACTTTTAACTGAACGCCTGAAATTGTACCACCTTGTGAAATAGATGCTACCGTACCACCATTATTATTTAAGGTTAAAATATTACCTGTACTTGAAGCGTTTGCCTGACTAATTGTTAATGCGGGGTTCGCATCAGCAACATTTCTGGTAAAAATACCACCTGCATTAGATAATTGAAATCTTGCATTATTAGTAGAAACCTGATTTCTAAAATCAGAACCAAATAAAATACTTGCACCAATGTTTATTTGAGCACCAGTAGGCATTAAACTTAAAGTACCTGTAGATGATACTGTAAATGGTACATAGTTACTTGCATCATATGATAATCTTAGTTGTTCAGTAGTATTCGTAACAGTAGCTAATCCTGTAAAAGATGGTGATGCAATATTAGCTTTTAAATTGTTAGCAGCAGTAACAAAAGCAGTTGTAGCAATTTGCGTTGTATTTGTACCTGCTGTAGCTGTAGGTGCAGAAGGTGAACCAGTAAATATTGGTGATACAGCTAAAACATTAGCACCAGAACCTGTATTTGCAATACTTGTTAATGCCCCGGCAGCACTTGTTTGAACTGCACCTGCTGTAGTTAAGCCGTTGATTGTGAAAGTACCTGCAACGTTAACCCCAAATCTACCACCAAAGTTTTTATATCCATTAGATATAAATGTACCTAATGCTGTAACTGAGGCAGGAGGCACCCAAGTAAATAGTACACCAGTATCAGCTTGCCCGGTAAATATAGCTTTCTCAAAAGCTGATGAAGCCGAAGCACCTACTGCATCCAAAGCGTACCAAGTATCTGCACCTGTACCATCATCATAAGTAACTGTAACCAAAACGGGCTGTACTGTATTAGCCCCTCCATCACATTCCCAATAGGCGGTAGAAGTTGTACTACTTTGTCTTATGTTTACATAGAGGTTAGCTGAATAAGTACCAACACCTGATGCGTAAACCCTTTTACCAACGAAATTACCGACTATAGAACTACCACCAGTTACTTTAGTTAAAATTAAATACCTATTTGCAATTGCACCTTGTGAAACATCTTTATTTAAATAGAAACTACCATAATAATTAGAACCTGAACCATTAGTAGTTATAGCACTTGCATTAAAGTTACCTGCGACATTATTTGTTATATAATTACCCTGTAATTGATAGCGGTTATCAGCTTGCGGTTTAGTATAGTAACCACTTAGGTCAACGGTAACAGCACTTATAGGGGTGTAACCTAAAGCCCCGGCAACATCGTTTGTAGTTACCCCGGTCAAATAAGCACCCTTAACCTGAAAGGTAGAATCAGTTTGTTCTTTGGTATAATAATCTGTTAAATCAACTTCTGTAGTTTTCACTATCAGGTCATTATCACCAGTACCAGAAGCAAACCAGTATTCAACAACTTTACCATCTTCTAAAATGCCTACAGTTTTGCCTAATCTCAAAGGTACAGGTATTGTAGCTAAAGCATCTTCAATAGTTGGATAAGCAGTTAAGCCCCCGCCATAATACCAATCGACATTACCGGGATTAGTCATTTTAATTCCTATTGGTCTTTCCTCACCTATCATCTTATATCACATTTATCTTGTGTTTATGGCTTATGCTATACGGAACGGCTTGTTCAAAATAGTATAAGTTATAAACGGTATTATCTTCGGCTGTTAGCGTACCATTAAGCACGTATAAGCCACTTAAATTTAAATTTGAAGCATTGGTATCCGTTACACTTTGCAGGGCATACGCTGTATCTAAAGCGATGACAAAGGCGTTATGTAAACCAGTTTCCAAAGTAGCTTCTGTTATTGTTGTCGAATTCAATCCGGCTAAAGTTATAAGTAAACCATCTACTGCACCGTAGTACATTACAGGTTTTACCGTTACCAAATTTTCGTCAATCGGGGTTATGCAATTATCACTCGCCCGGAACTGATTAAACGTCAAAACGAAAACAGCCCCGGCTACCCTATCAACATTAGCATCAGTAAACTTTTGGATGCTTGTGTTAGGGTCAATTTCGTAATCAACATCAAACTGATTTTCAAAATAGGTAATAACGTCATCTGCTATCAGGTTACAATCTGAATATATCTCAAATTCTGAACCAGCAACATTAGGGTCAAACAGGTCACCAATAATGATTTCAAACTGATGCGAAACATTATCCCCCGAAATACGAGATGAAACAAAATCTACGTGTGCAACCGGGTAAACCACCTTATCATAAGCCGAAAAATCAGCCTCGTTACTGGTTAGCACGGTGTTGATTTGTTTGTGACCTTTTAGGTATTTTTCAAGTAACTTGATGTATTGGTTAATGCTTATCACTTAATAAATAATTCTTCGGTAGTATCCGGTTTTGTAGGCTGATGCTCTGTAAGCTTCGGCTTCATTAAAACTGTTATCCGGTATGCTTATCCCGGTAAATAGAAAACTGGTATCAGTGTCTATAGGGCAATTGGTTTCCGGGTCTTCATCCGTTTCCAAATGTTCAATCAAAATTTTTTTATACCCTTCTAATTTTGCGCTATAATTAGCTTTTAAGGTTTCCAAATCACGGCTTTCACCTGTTCTGGAATTAGCATCTGTTATATTCTGAACGCCCTTATTAGATAGCTTATAATGCAGGGGTGAAATTGAATACAATAAGCTGCCATAAACCATTACAGGCTTTATCATTTCAAGTAATAAAGAATCCTCATTTGAATAGGTGTAACCTGATATAGTAGCACCCGAAACCAATACATTTGATAGCCTTTTATAGGTGCTTTTACCTAAGACCTGTGAAAGTTCCAAATCCTGATATTCTGTTATGCAAAGGCTTAATATTTTTTCATCTACATTGTACTGCACAATGGAATTTTCTTTTAATTCTTGAACGCTTATAAATTGAATCTTCTTCATTATTTAGAAGCCTCCTTTCTCAAAACTTTTACTTTATTCCAGAAATGTCTGCATTGGTTTTCAGCTTTTCCGGTATCGGAATTAAAGTACCATCCCCCACAATGCGAATACACGTCATAGCCGAAGATGGCTGACATCGTTTGAATATCCGCTCTTGAATAAAGACGGTCGTTATTTATCAGTTTTACACAAAAGCCCCGGCTTGTATCAATCAAAGGTTCACCGTAACCGGGTCTTACTTTATACTCATACATTACCTGCACTTCATTGCCCTGTTCGGGGGCTTCTACGGGCTTAACCTGAACTTTACCATCTGATATATCAGACTTAATTACATTAGCTTGTGTAAGCTTGTTTAGCCTTGAAGTAAGTTCTTTAGCATCTACTGTTATATCTAACTTTGACTTAATATCTGCTTTAATTTCATCTAATGTTTTACCGTTAATATTTTCAGATATCAGGTAATTATCAACTTTATCATCAGCAAATTTTGTAAATTCATCAGCAACGAAATCAAATTCAGATTTACCTAAACCCATATCCTTAACCAATTCAAAATCTGCTTCGGTTAACTTTTTACCTGTAGCCGAAAACTGATTTTGATTTAAGGCCGGGGCGGGTGCTGCACTTAATAATTTTGCACCTTCACCATTAGGCAAAACAGGCTTACCATCAATAGCACGTAGTTCATCTATAGTAAGTACCTTTTCACGGGTTGCGCTCTCTAAAGAGGCTGAAAATAACGTGCTTTTATCCTTGAACTCAATTGTAGGTAAACCCGCATCTGAGAACAATCTGTTCAAACCAGATTCTATAACATTCCGAGTATTTTTAACCCAAGTCTGTTTAAAAACTTCATATTGGATTTCCAACTCGGAACCGTTACCACCTAAAGAACCTTCTGTTTCTACACCAAAAAGCAAACGGGTTGCACCGTGGGCAAACAATATTGAGTTCTCTATCTTTTTGATGACTTCAATTAATTTGGTAGCATAGTCATCACCTGCAATTGTATTTATTTCGGGGGCTTTACCATCTGGGTTATTGTAAGATATTAAGTATTTAATACCATCAACTCCTTTGGAGGTTTCTCCAAATTTTCTTTCAAATGAGCGGATATCTTCTGCTGTTGGTACTCCTTTGAAAAAGTTGATAATATTAACAGGGCTGAAACCGTCTTCAATATTATTCTTGTTAAAAATGTTAATCAACATATCAGTTACCATTGATGTAATGGCTGCTTGATAATCAACTGAGGCATAAACATTATTTACTGTAGGCACGTAACCTGTGTAATAAAACAATTTAGATTTACGGTCTTCATTCTTACCTTTAACCCAACGGTCAAAGGATAATACATTCTTTTTAGCTTGCCAATCAGGGCATACCCAAAATTTGGTCTTACTCTGATTGCTCCTAACCTGATTTACCGGTATATGATTAAAATATAAAGGTTTATTATTCAATAAATCATATTGTACTTCTACAGCAAAAGCCTGAAACAGTACAAAGTCATACGCCAATTTTTGAATTAATTCTTCGGCTGTATCAAGCGGGTTTATTTCAGCATTAAATGCTTCATTTTTACCTTTTAAAACAATACCATCTCCTAATAGAAACGAAATTTTTTTCTGCACAATGCCCCTGTGTAAAGCACATTCACCAAATAGTTCTAAAAGAAAATTAGGGTATAGGTTATCAGTACCAAAGTTTACCCATTTATCATCAGTAGTACCTTGCTTTCCTTCAATTGGTAGCGGTGTTACGCTCCGGCTAAAATTTATCAATTGGTTAAATCCACTCTCACTATTCCCGCTCATTATTTATACATCATATATTCTTCTGTTCTTATAGGACTTATGATTTCAACCGCTTCTTTATCATCTTGAATCAAGAGTTTACCTATCTCAATCACATCTGAATTGATATCATCCTGATAAATGGAATAGGTGTAATAGCCTCCGGGCATACCCGTAAAAGCTGCGGTGTTTAATGAATAGAAATCAAATCTGCTGTTGGTGGTTACCAAAGCATCATTTAAGTAAATCTGATGTTCTGATTTATCAGCATCGTTTACCATAAAAAGCAAATAATTAGGGTCACTAACTGTAGTTTTTTCAGTTAGGGTTAATATCAAATTTTGCTTCGCCTTTTGTCTATTTATTAAAATCATAATCCTTATTTTAAATAGTATGGGATGCTTTTAATTAGGCATAAAAAAACCTCCTACCGGGGTGGTAAGAGGTTGTATTAATTGCTTAAAGTTGATTAAGCTGCTATCAATGATGCAATTATTGTAGGGTCTACAACTTGAATGTGTTCTGAATCACTACCTGCTAATGTTACGACACGACCGTTTGAACCCGTACCTGCCGTACCCTCTGAACCTTTTAAAAGTAAGCCTCCTGATAAGCCCATAGCAACCCATTGTTTTGCAACTTTTACCAAAGCAACAACCGGATTATTGATTAATTTTTCAACTGCGATTTTACTATCAATTGATGCAATGTTACCCAACGTAAATGTCAATTCTTGTTCAATTGAATAAGAACCGTTATCTGCTGCTGTAAATGTATCTTTGATATTTGTTGACTTTTTAACTGTACCATATTTCACGAATTTGGTAGAACCAGTTGCTAAAGCAATTACATTAACTAAACCAGTTACAGAAGTTGAATAAACCTCTGTATAACCAGTCACAAATTTTAAGTCGTTATATGAAATCAGGTAAACGTTTTCGCTTACCATATCACTTGTATTTTTGCCACAAGTGTTGGCAATAGTTATTAAACTTTCACAAGCCATAATATTCTCTCTCCTTATCTCTTTCCTGTTAAAGAAGGGCTGTCATGAAACAGCCCCTTTTAACCCCTTTATTTTTATGCTTGTAATTAAGCTACTTTAGAATATGCTATTTCAGAGTTTAATAAGGTTTGAGTACCTAATGAATATCTAAAATCTATGTAAAGCTTCTCACTTTCTGGTGAGAAATATTTTTTAGCTGATGAAGCATCTTCTGACAAATCAGTTGCTGCAATAAGGTTTCTTAGACGTGCAAAAACAACTGTACCTGTACCAATTAAACCTTCAATTACTTCCATTTTGCAATCTGTACCAAAAACCACTTTTTCGTCAGTAGGTACATAAAGATTTTTGTCCGCTAAGGCTGAAATGTACAGTTGATAATCAGATTTTGAGATAAACAGACGGAAATCATCCTGTGTTCTAACAGCAACATCGCAAGCAAGAAAACCATTTTTCAATTTGTCCACAATGGTTGCACCTGTAGTTGCACCTGAAAGGTTAATTGCCGGGCCTGTTGAACCTGAAACTTTCATTCGTTTCATAAAACCGTCAAAACGGTTTAAATTTTTCGTTGCACCTGTGTTAGGTAAAGTAACATCACCCTGCCATACAGCTTTTTCGTTGATACTTGCAATAGCCAAAGCTTGTTGAGTAGCGATGAATTCTGAAAATGCAGCATCGTCATAATCCTGACCTTTATACTTAGCTTTCAGTTCTTCAACTGTCCACTTATTAGTTAATTCACGGTTACTCCAATTTGTATTTGATTTAATTTCTGCCGGGGTAATTACTGACTGGTCTAAAATCATTCCACCTTGTGGATTTCTACCGTCTACAGTACCGTCCTGTAAAATTACGTCTACATCAGATAATTGGATTGCCTGAGAGCCTTTAACATTAGTTAATAAACTACCTGCTCCGGCTAAGATTGATAAGGTTGATGCACCTAAAATAGATTTTGTAACAAAATCTGTTGATTGCTGATTTGTATAATCAGCTAACTTTGAAACGTCAAACGCCATATTAATATTTAATTATTTGTAGAATAGGCTTGCTACTCTTTTTATTTTATCCATCTCATTATCTTGAATTTCCACACGGTTATCTGCCGAAAATTGAGTTGGTATTTTTGCTAAATCTTGAATCTTTGAGTAAGCACCCTGTAGTTCAGATTTTAATTCTGCTACCGCTTCTTTTGAGGGTACAGCATTGATTGATTCCATTAAGGTCTTGATGGTTTCTTCTAAAGCGTTTACCCGGTCTTTTAAAGCTTTTACTGCTTCATCTTCTTTGGGTGCTTCATCTTCTTTGGGTGCATCTTCTACTGAAACTTCACCGTCTTTAGCATCAGCTAATTCTTCTGCGGGCTTTTCAGCTTCGGCAGGGGCTACATCTCCGGTATTATCAATACTTTCAATTTTGCCATCCTTCACTGTAAATTCAACATCGTTTACCAATGAGTATTTACCATCCGGGGCAACTTCTGAACCTGTAGCAGTTGAAATTGAAACATCAGCACCAACTTCTAAAGCAGTATATTCAATTAAAGAATCACCGTCTTTTACTTTAATAGCCTCAAATTTTTCCGCTTTCTTTTCTGAAAAGAATTTGAACATCTTTTCAAGTGTGTTGGTCAATTTGTCTAAATTTTTATCCATTTTTTGTTCTATACCCTAAATAGTATGTTGTTTAAATATTTAAGAAATCAGGTCATTTACCTGTGCTTCTAAATCATCTAAAAGGGTATCAAAAGCAGATTTATGAGATAGGCTGATAGTGGTGTTTAAATTTATCATCTTAAATACACCTTCAACTGAGAAGCCTGTACGTTTACCTAACTTGATATCTTGCCAAACAGAATCACTAAGAACTTTAATTCCTACAACCCAATCACCTGAGTTCGCCTCAATTCCATTGGGGGCGTTTATCCCTTTTTCTGAATCAACTATGTATGACTGGAATACAAAACTGCCATCGTTTACAAGCGAATGTTCAATATTGGTGTTGTTGAAGAAGCCCTTTTGGGCAAAGACCTGAGCAATTTGCCTAACAGTAGCTTTTGAGAATGTTGCTACATATTCACCGGATTGTTCTGAGTTACGATAGATAGGATAGTCAGCCCGCATAGCCAAACCAATTATCTCTTTTCGTTCAGCATTTATTGAAAAATTTTCAAGTTTTTGATTCTTAGAAAAAGCGATAAATGATGATTCAATGGCTGGATTTTCTACTATTGATACCGCACTGACAAAGGAATTGTCTTCGGGGTTTATTGTTAATTCGATTAATGGCAGGGTTTTTCTATTCATACTAAAGATGTATAGTATGAGTTCACCTTAAATTAGGGGCATAAAAAAAGGGGCTTGTTAGCCCCTATAATTAGAAAGTACTTTGTGAATCATAATAAGCTTGTTTGCTTTTTTGATTTTGCAAGTCCTTATCAACAATATATGCCCGGATAGGTTCTTGTTTCTGATTTTGGTTACTGATGGTATCTCTTATTTCATTAACCCCGTTGTCATTACGGGATATCACTGTAGAATTGATGACCGGGGCTGAAATTGGTGCTACACCTCCACCACCCCCGGCAGTTGTTCCAGGAACCTTAACGCTTACAATTTTCTTAACGTTGGCTAAACCTCCGGCTATAGCTACACCCATCGCTAACTGTGCTCTGAATAAAGATGTAGGGTCACCGGGTATTAACTGACTGGTATAAGCTTTTTGGGCTGCTAAGTAAGTATCAATTGTGGTTGAAGCAACTGCTAAAGCCTTACCTGCTACGGTACTTTCACCTGCCAATTGCCCGGCAACTGCTAAAGCTGCACCTACCTGTTCATAGGTAGCTAATTTGGCTTTCTTTTCAGCTTCGGCAATATCCTTACGGGCTTTAGCATTAGCTTCTTCATTATCTGTTAAAGTTTTCTGATGATTTGCAGTTAACAAGGCAATTTCATCTTGCTGACCTTCTAACTGAACTTTTTTTAATTCAAAAGCTGCATTTTCAGCATCGAATTTGGCCTTAGCTAAATTGTTTATTTTAGCAGTAGCTTCATCCGGGGTATCTTTTTCATTTGGCCTATTAGCATTTTCGGCATCTACTAAATCGGTTTCTGCTTTTTTGCTAATTGCATCAACTACTTTTAAATCCCTTTGCTTATTGATTTGGTCATTTCGGGACGCTTCTAAAGCATCTACCTGTTCCGGGGTTGCTTGCTTTAACTGTTCATCAACTGCTTTATTAATATCAGCAATAGCCTTATCATAAGTTGATACGATGTCAGACTGAGTACCCTTTAGATAATCGTTAATCTGGTCATTATATTTCTTATTAACCTTAGCTTCTTCATTTTTACGGGCATCAGTTAAATTCTTAAATTCTAAATTGTAATCTTTTAAATCCTGCTTACGTTTTTGTAGTAAATCAAATTCCTTTTTGTACTTGATATCCAAATCTGCCAAAGCTGAATCACGTTCATTCTTTGAACCTTCGGCTAAAACTTTTAAAGCATCATCATTATTCTTTTTGATTTCGGCTAAGTCAGATTGTCTTTGCGCCTTTTCCTTTTCGACTTTGGCCTTAGCAATTTCTTTAGCCTTATCACTACGTTTTTTTTCTTCACCGTTTATTAAGACGGTTAAATCAGATTCAGCATCAGCTTTCTTTTTCTTATAATCCTTATCATCTTTATCCAAGACGGCAATTTTATTTCTTTGGTTCTGAACTTCTAACTTGAAAGTATCTTCTCCTAAAGCTTTGCGTTCTTTTATAAGTCGTTCGTTGGTTTCAATCTCTTTTTTAATTCTTACAATTTTGGCATCTTCGGCATCAGAAGCTATCTTCTCTGCTACACCTTGTCTAAAGGCATCGCTGACATCAAAAGCGTTCTTTAAATCTTCACCTATCTTAGAGAAATTACCACTTAAAAGGTCACCAATAGCAGTAGCTAAACCTGTAAAAACTTTCTTAACTGCTGCACCTACACCATAAACGGAATTAACCAGTTTACCAAAGAGTTTATCTATACCACCTAAGCCCGGAAACAGGTCATCAATGCCTTTTTTAATCCTATCGAAATTGTAATATAGGGTAACCAAAGCTGCGATGATAATTCCGATACCTACAGCCTTTAATGCAGCCCCCCAAGCGTTTGTTGATACGGTTGCAGCCTGAGTAGCTACTGTTGCCCCCTGAGTTGCGGTCGCTTGCGCTACAATACCTGTTGTTTGGGCTGCGTTTGCGGTTGTGTTAGCTGCTGTAGCTGTAGTTTGGGCTACAGTTTGTGTAGTAGTTAAACCTAATAAACGGCCTAAATCCTTAAAGGAATCTTTGATATCACCTAAGCTATCAACCGCCTGAGTGAAGGCCATTAAGCCCTGTAATTTGGCTAAGGTCTTAGCATAATCTTCACCTTCTACACCTAAGAAAGCCATAGCCCCGGCATAGCCCTGTATAGCTTTAGCCCCGGCTGATGCGAAGTTGGCAAATACCTTAAATTTATTATCCGGGTCAAATGCCTTGATACTGTTGTTGGTTTCATCAATATCATTACGCAATTGTGCTACACGTGCTGCTGTATTAGCAAACTGTTGGGTATTCTGTTGCCCCAACGCTACCATACGCTGTAAATCGTTTTGTGCCTGTCTTAATGACTGCCTAAGCGTTTGCACGGGTGCAGCCATATTTATATTAGCCCCGGCTTGTGATGTACTATTTAAAGCCTGAACCTGTTGGGTAGCTTGCGTTACCGCTTGCTGACCTTGTACACCTATATTTACTAAAACGTTTGTTTGTGTAGTGTTACCACCACCCCCACTATTTGCCATATATCTTTTCAGATAGTATAGTATGGGTAGGCAACGGAAAAGGGCTACCAATCGGTAACCCTTGTAGATATTAAATCATAATTACTGGTGGTAAATCCGGTAGCGTACTACCTGTACCACCTCCGGTACTACCGCTAATAATCGCGGGTTGCAAATACGTTTCAACATTAATTTTTTGCAATTTTAAGGTTGAAGGTTCATTCCTGTTTTGATAGTCAACTTCTAACACTTTATAATAAGCATTACCATATTGATTTTGGATGAAAATCGGTTGTCTTAAATTTAAGTTACTCACATCGGTTTCGCTGATGTTAGCTTTCACTTCTAATAACGCATTATTCAAATCTGTTAACTCTCTTAATTGATTTGAGTAGTAAGCATCATAAGCATTGGGAACGGTGAATATTTGTTTAGCATTTGCCGGAAAATAATATCTTGCACACTCACCAAAGTTCAGGTCTGAATAGTAATTAAAGTTAGTTTCACCTGTACCATATCTGATATGACTTGCTTGCGGATATAAAGTAAAAATACCAGTTGTAGGAATTTCGGCATATGGTGTAAAAGTATAGGTAAAACCATTAACAGCCATTTCACCTATTTGATAAGGAAAGGCTGCACAACTCTTAACACCATTGTAATATAAAATCCTAACATTAGAACTATACGGTGTTTTATTGATACCATCAGTAGATTTATAAATCTCCGGAGTGATTCTACCAGTGTTACCATAATTAACTACCGGGGTTGGTGAAAAGATTAGTTCAACCTTTTTTTCATCCACTGAACCCAAAGAATCAGTTTCGTTATATTCACCATAAATTGATTTATAATCATTTGTATAGAGCGTATTGAAATAATCTGAATCAGCTTTGTAGGTGAAGGTATATTTTTTAGCTAATTCACCGTAGCTACTAAAAATCACTTTATCGCTGTAATCAATCTTTTGGGTATAATCTAAAACCTTGCTGCGAATATTTTGAGGTTTGCAGAACTCATAATAATCATCATAAGGCTGAAAAATAATGTGCTTAGGATTATTTAAAGTGCTATAGGTATAAAGGTTAAACAGGCTACATAACGATTTTACAAAGTCTTTTTGCTTAACATTTTCTACTGCTTCTGGAACAATGGTATCGTTATATAGAACGCTATATTTTACTAAGCTATTCGTATCAGACGGTGTTCTGATTGTTACCCCGTTTACACTGGTTACAAACTTCAAATTATAACGTTGGTTATCCGGTTGCTCTAACTCTAAACAAACAAAAAATTCTGTATTGAGTTGAAAAGTCGTTTGGGCAATATTCAAAGACATATCAGTTCTTGAAACCGCTTCGCCCGGCACAATAGTTTTAACAAAGGTTTCTGCTATAACTCCAAAGTTAGTAATCGTATTCCCCCAAGCACCCGAAGCATCTACTGGTAATACTTTTGGCCTTGAATAAACACGTAAATAAACATTCAAATTCTTGTTAGAATTGTTCTTAGCGTAAACACTATTAAAATGAATAGCCAAATCAGAAGTTACCGTTCTATTCCACGTGAATAATGAATTAAGATTTTGACCAAATTGAGTACCTGAGTTATAAGTAATAGTATTAAGATAAACAGATGGTGAATCCGGGAATTTTACAATGTGTTTATATGTACCTTCTAAGGTAGTATCAGCTACATTATTGTCATAAGTTTGGGTTGAGTTTAGATTAAAGGCAAATAACTGTACACCTGTTTTACTTTGTGAAAGAATGTCACTATTTGATGGTAAAAAAGTAGAATCGAAGTTATCTATAAAAGTATTGTTACCCTTTAATTCATAGGTAAAACCACTTAAAGCATCCTGTTGAAAAATCTTATCTAAATATTTACGGGTAAATATCGAGGGGCGAAAGTTTGAGATGTGAATTTTACCTACATCCTGTGAATTTGGACTTACATTTTCACCGTAACTTATCAATGGATATACATAACCCTTAGTATAAATTGAAGTACCGCTAACAAAGTTAGCCCCCAACCAACTGCCGGAAATATTTGATACCCGGTAAACGTGTGCATATTCAGAAAAGTCCAAATCTGATAATTGTAAATCTCCTAACTGAGAATAAAAGTTGAAGACATTACCTGTTATAATACATTCGTAACTGATGATACCCTTATTAATAGTAGCTGAACTAAACTTCAAAAACCCTTTTAAAATTGGTGTAGAATTTTCCAAAACAAAACATTCAACTTCTTTATTTACTGAAAAATTCACAAAGAGGTTTTCTTCTGATTTATTATCAACAAAACGGGATGGATTGAAGACGTTACCGAAAATGCGGTTGTTATTTTTGGTACCTTTAAAAGTCAGGTTTTTAGATAGCGTATCTTTTTTAGTGGAAATATCTTTTATATCAGATAAGGTAAAAAGTGTATTAAAGTTAATACCTTCTGTATCAAGTATGGCATAGTTACCGTTGGGTTCTATTAAATAGATATTATAATTCAAATCGGTCATTTTGTTTTACTATAAAATAGTATGACCACTAACAAAAAAGACCCCCGAAAAATCGAGGGTCTTTAATAGGCCAGTGCCTGGCCTTTAAAAAATAAGGTTAAAAATCATCCCGTATATCTCTAAAAGCTATTGATTCAGATAAATTACCTAACCTTTCAGCAATATTTTCTTTTACTTCTTCAAACAAATGCCATTGCTTTTTGGCATCGATTACCGTTATAATAAGTGTAAAAGCTTCTAAAATTCTTGATGTAGATTTAGCAGCTTCTCGATATTGGTTTAATGTATTTTCAGATTCTTCTTTTAAAATGTCATTATTAATCTTCAACAAATTAATAGTTTCTTGAAATTCTAAAAGCTTGACTTGTAGTTCGGGTTTATCCTCGTTTTCTTCAATCAATGATTTTAAGCTTTCTATTCGAGACTTAAATTTATTGACCAAAAATTCATCGTTATGAGTATTTAAAAAATCAATCCGCTCTTTTAAAGTCACAATCTGAGCCTCTTTAGCGTCTTTGTATTCCTTGATAGATTTAATTCTAAAAATCCTATCTACGATAAACGCGCCGATTAGCAATAAGTTGAAGAATATAGATATGCCAGTAGTAAAATCCATAATTAAAGTTTAGTATCCGAAGATACCAAACTTTAGATTATCGGTATTAGTTGTTTACAACTTCTTCTATTATCATCGCAGTTACGCCTGACCTGTCACCGCTTGTGTTCTGACAGTTTATGCTAATCATTGGTGAACTGTAGCCATCATTGAAAGCATCCCCGGAAACGGCAGATAAGTTTATCAATGTGGGGTTTACGTTGTTTAGGGTAAGTATCTGTGATACGTTACCACCACCGTTAATTATTTGACCTGAACCAGTACCATTAGCCTTAACTATCATTGTACCATCTATGCCATCATACAACCAACTATACAATTTGATATTGTAGATTTTAGTAGTGTCTAACTTCATCAGGGCAAAGGTTAAATAAGCCTGAGCGTCTGAATTCATTACTGCTGTAACTGTTCTTACTGCTATAGGGAACTGACTGTTTACCGGGTCACCAGTTGAAAAGTATGAGTTCTGATTTGCAGTTACATCAATGATGTTTGCTAAGTGAGAATCCGGGTTCTTTTCAACCATCACAAACTTGTACCCGGTAGCTGCACCTGCATCATTTTTCACACTGGTAACTAATTGGGTATTGTTGTAAGACCTGTTGGTTAAGCTATAGTCATTCCAATCACTTAATCCTGATGGGTTAGCATCATTGGATAGATTGATTTTGATTCTCTTACTCAATAATGCTGCATCATTGAACCTATTCGTCACTACCCTATTCGTTAATGAAGCTGCTTTAACACCGTATATTGATTGAATAGTACCATTAATTCCATCATAAGCAATCCTGATACTATTACTTGAATTGGTTACGCCAGAAGCCAAGAATATATTCACCTTTGTGGCATCATTAGGGTTCAACGATATACCTATTGCAGGTATATATCTATTCAAAGTGCCCGGTGCTTCTATTACTGTAAAATAATTTTGTAAACCAGAAGGGTCTGCTATCGGTAAACTATATTTTAAGGTTAATCTATCCCCTGCATAGCTGGTTTCAGCCGTTGTTAAAGTCGGTGGTGTTAAAGTTATTGGGTCAGTGGTAGTACTTAGTGTTGCCGTGTAGTTACCACTTGATAAGCCTTTATACGCTCTTAACTTGTAGAAGTATGTAGTATTAGCTACCAAACCATTATCAGTATAAGTTAAAACAGTATTAGGAATAATAGCTACGCGGGTATAAGTCCCGGCAATAGCATTGCTTCGCCATAATTCGAAACCATCTACATATTCTGAATCATCATAGCTATAAGTCCATCCAACTGTAATAGTTGAAGGAGATTTTGCAGTTGCACCAAACGCCCCCGGCACGGCAATAGTCTTAGGTGTTTGAACACCATAAGAAGTACTTAGTGCAGATGAGTTACCATCCCTTTCAAACTGGATTTGATAGTAGTAAGTGGTATTTTCATTACGGTCATTATCAACAAAGCTACCTGTATCAATATACCCGTTATAAATCTCTGCAAATCCGGTTGAAGGATTTAAACTTCGGAATATGCGGGTATTATTTAAGCCAATATTTTCATCTTTCCAAGCCAATTTGATTTGAGTTGTAGTGATAGCTTGTATCACAATATTTGAAGGGGCTAACAATTTAGCTGTACCGATATTTGAAGTGTAAATAATCTTAGGTGTAGCGGTAACAGCTATAGAAATCTTCTTACCTGAACCATCTGCTACACTGGTAGTAGTACCTGTAGTACCTACTTCAAGGTGACTGGTGTTAAGACCTTCAAAGTTCATAGTTTGAACGTTCACTTCTGAACCTCCTACAACAACATCAATGTTTACCGTACGCGTTAAGCTATCGTTACCTAACCACAAAACAATCATTGGTTTCTTAGTTGAATCTAAATGCTTATAAGCAAAAGCCCACAGTTCAGGGTCTGCACTTTTCACAATCAGTTCATTACTCATTGAAGCACCTTTAACCCGGATAGCGTGCGAATAAACATAACCATCCATCGCTTTCTGGAATGCAGTTGAATAGTAATAAGCCTGTAGTGGCTGTCTGTTTGCAGCACCTGCCGGGCCATCTAAGTAACCAGAAGTTGCGAAACCGTTCCAAATTTGTTGTACCGTATCAGAAGCTAATTCTCTGTTATAATTGATACCGAAAACACAATACTGCAAGAACTTATCAATCCCTAAATAGTCAGCTAACAAAAACGCCCTTACAGTCCAAAGGGCTTTTTTATGACCTCGTTCTAACATTGTTGGGGCTTTAGGGGCATAAAAACTGCCATAATGTTCATCGTAACCAAACTCTGTAATCCAAAAATCTATGTTTTGAAATTCAAGTCTTCGGTTACGGTAACTAATGTGCTCATTGATATAAGTAATATATTCACCTTGTTCCGGTGGTAAGGAATATAAATTCATTTGGGCATAGGTATTTTCCCAAACTGGTTTACCACCAACAATATTATACACGTGCTCATTCATAGCCTTTACCGGATAGTCACTTCTGTTAGCTTTCCACCAACGGAACATAGCTAACTTATAACCCAAAGAAGCCCCGGCTAATCCTACCATTACCGGTATCGCTGTAGGGTCTGCATCTTTTATACCGTAACCTGCACCCATAGCACCTTCGTGACCATCCCAACACGCTGATATCAATGCAGCTAATTGTTCAGGATTCATATAAGCAAATTCATCTGGCAGGGCTGAATTGCACTCATTGATTCCTAATTCCCACTTAGAAACGTAGCCTAAACCTTTTTTGATTACATCACTTGAATCAATTCTAAACAGGGAATCCGGCTGACCACCAGTGTTACCGTAACGTGCTGCTATCTGCCAATAATGTTGTGCAAAATACTTGTAGTTCATCGGGTCAGTAGAAGTTTCCAGAGTATAAGGAACGCCATAATCTAATGGGTTACGCTTTTTGGCTTCGTTATCCCCTGTCTCACTGGAATGCAAGAACCATAAACCCGAAACGTTACACCAAACCACATCAATATTTCTATCGTGCAGGTCTTTTAAGAAGTTATCATAGTTGATAGTACCAGAGAATGCAGTTGCAAATCGGTAGCCAATATTGTTTAAGTTGATTAACCCGGCTGCTGCACCACCCTGTTTGTTCTTTGGAATATCTTCCATAAACCAAATCGGATTTGTATAGAGCCGGATAGTATTAGCTACCTTCTTAATAAAGTCAGGGGATTCAACAACATTTGCGTTTGACCCTACCCTTTGCGGTAGCGTTAATAACTGAGCATTGTTCTTGTATTTTTCGCCCTTTACACTTTGGGCTGATTGCCTTCTACCTAAGAATAAGATACCTGACCACTTCTCAGTAAAGTTTCCATAGGTTATCTTGATGTATCTAACATCTGTCTTAACACCATTATCCAAGTCTAATACAGTCCATTCATTCTTAGGTGCATCACCTGCAATAGTTACCGCTAAAGTATAGTTAGTACCATCTGTTGAAGTATAAACGCTCCGGTCATCTGAACCAGATTCTAAATAAATACCCAAACGGTTAACAGTAAAAACATCTTCTAAATCGAAAACGAACGTTTGCGTCATATTAAAATAATCGCTCTTGTATTGGTTGGTATGGATTAACTCCATCGGTTGCGTACTCTTACCAACTGGCAAACCATTTTCTAAATGAATGTTCGAATAATCCACTATCCAATCGGTATTATATTCAATCCCGGTTGCTTCATCCCTTTTGAACAATACCAGATAACTTGAAATATTTTCAGGTTTAACAGGTATAATAATATCCGTATTACCATCAGCACCACCACCTTCTAAAGGTAAAGTAGTAAAGGTGATAACATTTGATATCGGGGCTGTACGGGTCTTACCAAACGTAGTCTTTTCGGCTACAACGGTTATGTAATAAATTTGATTAGGTGTAAGCTTTGTAAGGTTGAATACTTCTGTTTGCCCGGCATCTTTCGGAACGATATTGTTCTTATATGTTTGAAGATTTTTAAGTACGGTAGTACCGTCAATGGGTGCATTGGAATAGTAAATATTATACCTGTCAGCGTTTAGGGTATGATTACCAAACGGTGCTGTGAATTCGATTTGTACACTTTCCGCATCAAGGTAATTCCACTTTAAATCGGTGATTGCTGTAGGGTCAGAAATATCATCAGCCGGGGTTAAAATAGTAGATGTAAAAAATATGGCATCATCAGATACGATATATTCTATCAGGGTACTTTTGTTAGGAGTTGGTTCGATTTGTATAGCCCCGTAATAGTTATCAGGTAATTCAACTTTATGGAAACCAACAGAGTTTTGTTGAACAATTATTTGCCCCCGCTCACCCGGAGTTGGTGTACCAATATCTAATAGTATATCACTGGTCAGGATTATTTTATTCAGTTTTGACATTTGTTTATTTTTAAGTTTGGGGTTACCCCTTTTTTAGATACCGTCTTCAATAACAGCATCACCATCAGCATCTGGTTCTACATATCCAAAAGTTGGAAAGTCCGTTTCCGGAGTACAAAATGATTCCACTACCACATAAGGGATATTTGGCGGTAAAAAATCATCACCAGTAGGTGCATAATTGATTAATTGTAGCCCTGGCTGCGCTGTGAATTGCAGTGTTTGCCTTACTAAACCGTTCGAATACTTGATTCTACCTACTTCATAGGTGTTATTTGCAATAGTGACAGGCAAATAAGTACCGTCTTTTAGCTTCACATACACCTCTGGTGACACATAAAGCTGCTTTAAATAGCGGGAATCCACATCATTTAAGGGCTGACTGATTACTGTATAGGTTGAAAGGGCATCAACATTCAGTGTTTCTTTCTCCTTATTGAAAATATCGTTATTGATATTGCTGAAATCCCCGGCAGCATTCAACTTGTAAGGGTATAAATCAATCGTGTTCCGGGTAATGGCAACTGATTCTTTCGGGTTCAGAAAGAAGCAACTATCAAACCCACCCTTACTATTGGCAAAAACAAAGATGACAGGTTCATCAGAACACTTCAACTGCTCATATTGGTAAAATCTGAGTTTAGTTTTTGGATTACCTGCAAGGTCTGCAACCTGTACAGTAAAATATTTTACAGGTCTAAAATCAATATTGAAATGTTCAGCTAATGCTTTGGGCGAAGCCTGTATTCTTAACGCTTCTGAATAGGTAGAACCAGTGTAACCGTAAAGACCTATATAATGGTTTGCCCGGTCGTACAACTTATAAGTTACGGTGTACCCGGAAACATCTTTGTTAAGCAAGTAAAGTAACTCAGTTGAATGGTAGTGCAACTTAGCAAAGTTAGGCTTATCTGTTAAGAACAGTGTTTGGGTTGAACCCGAATCAGACTGCATCACAAAGTCTGAATAGTTGTAATGATTATATTGAACCTTATCTAAAGAAGCATTCCATACTTTAAAGGTAATAGTAGTTGCAGTTAACCCGGTTGTGATAGTATTACCTGAAACAATATTCTCGTTTATCTTTAGCTTATATGACTTAACGATATCGGGTAGAGGTTCAACAATATTGTTGCTTACATTCAATTCATACCCGGTTATATTACTAACTATTGAAGACAAATCAAAAGCAGTACCCCCGGAAAGGTTTGGCAGGGTTTGGTACTTCTGATTAGCAATCAGATTACCGGATACGGCATCCAGAACCTTTACATCGAAGTTGATAATGTTAGGGTTAACACTGGTTAACTGGAATATATTAGGGGCATTGGCCGGGCTGTATAGTTGTGGCTGCTTATCTATCGTCATTAATTCTCTTTAGAATTAATAGTATGGCTTTACTATATTTGGATAAACCTTAACGCATTATGAAACTACTATCCTTTTTAATATTATTATCACTTAGTTTATGCTCATACGCACAAGAGGGGTCTATTAAACGCCTCGAAGAAAGAAACGGATATGCCGGAATACGCTTAGGAGATTCAATTGTTAATCTTAAAATATCAACAATTCCTTTGGCGGGATATAGTTCGAAAGATAAATTTGGTGCAAGTTGGTATTATCTTGCCAATGATTCCTTACTGAATATTAATGACGAAAAAGTTTTCGATGATATAATTATAAATTGTTTAGATGATAAAATATCATCTATTGTACTTCATTACTATCCAAACAAAATCGATTTAGTAAAGACTGCATTAAGAACTGCTTATGGCGCTCCTACTGTTAGTGATACCAAATTGAAGAATGAAGGAGAATTTTGGAATTCTAAATCGATTACTTTATTTCTATCACTAAAACCTTTAAATAATAAATATGAAATTATATTCAGTAGTCCGACGCTAACTGAATTGTTCGAAAAACGCGTTTTAGAAAACAATAAGAAAGCATCATCCGCTTTTTAATTATTTTATTTTCCTATTTTTTTTAATCAAATCATTACCCTTACCATCTGTTATTGAAGATGTGATAAAGCCTGTAGTAAAGTCAGCTACGGATTTGGTTACATCAGTAACCAGTTTTGGGATTTCTTTTGAATAAAGATTTTTTCCGGGGAAACCATTTTTGTAGATAGATTCTCTTATAGCGTAACTAAGGCTGTTGATAGCTCCTTCATCACCATCAATATCTGAATGAGGTGAACCGCCGTTTGAATTGTAATGTTCTTCATTCCGTAATCGTAAATTTTTCTTTTTTATCATTTCCACGAAAGCAGATGCAGGTGGTTTCTTATCTGTGTATTTAAACGGGGTATCAGGCTGCGATTTTTCCACCCCGGAAACTCCCCGGTCTTGAAAAACTAAATAATTTTTCCCCTGAATTTGAATACCTGTATCGCTTACTACCATCTTGATATCCGCTATTTCCCCAGTGTTTACTATCCCGGCAGCATTGATATTATCGTGTACCCGGCTTATAAAATCAGCTACATCAGATTCCATTGCAGTAAATACTTCTTCGGTTGAAAAGTCTGAACGGTTAGAACCCAACGAATCTAATTGAGATAGTGCAGCGTTTCGGGCTGCTGCAGATGCTGAACCTAAAGATTGTGCTGCCATTATTTGTTGTTTCTCATTTGTATCAGTTCAATCTTATCCTGTAAGTATTTAGCAATACCTATCACTTCATAAACTGATTTATTCATTATCTCAAAGTAACTGGTTAATGTTTCCTTAGCTACGTTCATTGCTAAATCAGTCCATCCCCACACCATTTTAAATTTATCTTCAACTTCTTTCCGGAGGTCTGACATTACTTGCCCTTGTTGAATAGGCTGCTCACCCATTGTTTCATCTTCTGATACTTCTGAATCACTATTTGCTTCATCAGCTTCACCGCCAAAGACAGCGTTAATCCACTCAGAGATTTCTTTATTGACCTGTTCAAAGAAAAAAAAACCGACATTACAGTTTGAATATCTAATTGGTCAATTTCATCAGGGGTCTTATCCTTTATAATGATGTTTAAGATAGCGGGCATATTAACCCATTGGTCTAATCTTAGGGTTTGATAATTTACAAATTGGTCATAAGTAAGTTCTTTAGCAGTTCTAAGATTTAAGGCTGATTTAGCCTGTTTAAACGGTTCATTCATAAAGGCCACCTTATCTATCATTGGTAATAAAACTTCGGCTGACATCCGTTCTAAATCAATAATAGGTATATCTAAAAGAATTGATAGCGGGGCTAATGTCTGGAATGAATTGTATTCATCATCATCCCAATCATCCGGCTTTTCAGCAGGTATCAGGTTGATGATTTTGATGTAATCCTTATAGTTTATTTGGTCGTATGATGTAGGTAACTTCATACCGATAGATAGTATGAGCGTACAAAGCAATTAAACCCTATTGTTCAGTAAGCAAAAACGTGTAAGAGGTTGTAGTTGCATCTGAAAACCTTACCATCTTAACTTGAACTTCATTAATCTTACCGTTCTGGACATTATCGTTATCAAGAAATTTAATACTGAACTTAGCTTTGTTTGAGGGTTTAATTACTCGCTTTACTATTTTAGGGATAAGATATAACTTACCACCAGATTCAACCTTGCAAATAAGATAGATACTTGAAATGGTCTTTACCGGATAAATATTTTTGATACTCACAGTTATGTAGGGATTGAAATTTTCATCATAATTAACTGAGTAATGATTTGCACTGAAAAAATCCGTTTCACTAACCAGATTTTTATTCAAGGTTTTACCTTTTTGAGCAAACAATGATAAGGGCAAAAAAAAGAATAGTGTAAGTAGGAATTTATGATTTTGCATATTAAGGTTTTAATCCAAACTTAAACAAATCAAACTACCTACCAAAACTGAACCCGGCCATAAAGTTAACTGGTACATTCTTTTTGAATTTTAATGCTATGGCTAAGGCCATAATGGCATCATCTTTAAAGTTCTTACTTGCAGCGTAGGATATATGCCCGGTACTTGAATACTTATACTCAAAGTTGTGCATTTCACTTGCAGTGTATTCATTATACTTAATAGTACCCTGTTCTACATTCTTAATCAGGTCAATCATCAACTGCGGTTTACTGGTACTGGTAAAAGTGAAACCCTGCATATTAGGTACAGTCATAGCTAATTCCTCTAAAATTGGGTCACCCATTCCAGTGCTGTCCATCACTTTGAGTACATTAGAAGGTAATGCTTTTATCTTTTCTTTTATCTGCCAAAATGGTGACTGGAATCTATCAAAGTATGACATAGAAGCATTAGCATCTAAGCCTACTATTACAGTCCAATCCCCCTTCTCACCTTTACCACGGGCTATATCAATTCCATAAATTATTGATGGTAGCTTGCTTAGTTCCGGGATTGTGTTAGCTATAATGTTATCTGTACCAAACGGGTTATCAGCATTAGCCATTTCAAGGGCTAAATACTCTTGTTCAAATACGGCTTTAGGTAGTTCTTTTTTCTTCTGTTCAATATACTCTAATGATAAGTGCGGGTTATCGTAACAGGTGAATGACCAACTTTGATAACCATCTTCACCCGTTAAGCCTTTAGTATAGAGAGAATGAAAATACCCTTTGCCTTTCGGTGAACTTAGAAAGATAATATCACCATTATGCCGGGCAAGTGTTGGTGATATATGTTCATTATAAGATTCAGCTAAGTCTTTATAAAAGGCTGCTTCATCGACTAAAGCAAGGCTTATGGTATTACCCCTAATGGTGTCTGTAGCTTCGCCGGAATAGAACTGAATTATCCCTCCCGTAATCAATTCAATTGAAAGAGATGAACTGTTTTGCCTCTTAACTATTTCGCCCGGTAGAAGCTTTAATAATTCGTTATAAAAGGTTTTACTTAAATCAAACTTATGACAGAAGTAAGCAACCTTTTTGCCATCTAACATATATTTGATAGCGATAACTTTCGCCAAATAGGACTTACCAGATTGTCTACCACAAGACAACACCTTAACTTTTGCACTGCTATTCCATACTTCTAACTGTTTAGCGTGAAGCTTTGGTAGCTTAATTTTTATATCGTTCAAGTTAAATTGGGCGGGGATTACAAATCCCTTTTTAAAAAAGTGCGATTCCAGTTCAGAAATGCACTATTCGTAAAAACATAGAGTTTCTACTTAGCTTAGAATGGGCTTTCTTCGCTATCATTATCCCGCTCCGGGGCTGCTTCACTATCTTCAAATGAAACAGTAATGTTGTAACCACCTGACACGGTTACGCTGTCATCGTTCTTGTTAAGTGCAGGTAGCACATACTTAGCTACTGAATTCAATATTGTCCACCTTTTAAAGGAATCCATATTATCAAGGTCATCATTCAGGGATTCAATCCTATCAGATAAAACCATTTGTACCTTCTCTCTTATTTCTGCTGTGGTGCGGTTAGTAACACCAACTTTACGGCCTCCCGTTTTCTGTCTACCTTTTATAAATGGCATAATCTATCTATGTTCTATTTACAATGAATAGTATGTGGGAGGGCTGAGATAGAGATGCGCCCAATTTTAATCAGGGGATTAACTATTTAAGATGCTGATTACATTGTAACGGACATATCATATTTTTAAAAAATATTCCAAGTAGTTGTACGGTGTTTTTATATTTGTTTCAACATCTAACCTGCCACAATGTCAAATATTTTTCAAAAAACGGTTCAATCACTGAACGTTGGTACAGTTACGCAAAATATTGCTGTATATAGCATCATAACGATTATGATATTCATCATATACGTTCAACATTCTATTCTAAATGAAAGAAAGAATAACAAGCCCTAAATTTTAATAATAACTTTAAAAGTTATACACCCTGTAAAGAGTAATAATTAAAAGCTTTAAAGTACTTTCGATTATGATATTTAAAATAACAAACGAATAAAGATTTTGGAATTCATTTGCGCTTGCTTGTGTATTTTACAATGTTGAAACACCTATTGTAGCATTTAGTAAGGATTTGCCCCTAATGGCTAAAGTTGACGATGGTTTTTTTGATTCTTTAAAAGAAAACAACCCTAACAATTATGAAAGGTTTTTTGGTATGATTGATTATATTGAGTAGTAATTGACTAACAAAATAAAGCCCCGCCATTCCTGACAGGGCTTCACCTTTTACATAAATAGGTTCAGAATTTGATTCATCACTTCTATCCTTAGCTTAGGGGTTAAAAGGTTGATATCATTATCGAATCTTTCCTTATGGTTTTCCTGATATATATAATCTTTGGTTAGCATAAGTTTGGCTAATTTTTTTAATTCAACCGGGGTTTTACTTTCTAGCATTATCGTTTAATTTTAAAGGCATACTTAATTGAATGCCCTCTAAGTATATATTATGCTTTCCAGCTAAAAAGCCCTAACTGTTTTATTCCCCCGCTTTTTCTTTAAGCCTGAAATAAAGGCTGCAAACGGTATTAAAAACGGTTTTAACGCAACTACTGCAACTTGATTTATAAACCCGTGGTAAGCCCCCGGATGACATTGCTAAAAGTGTAGGGTAACATTCTTTAATAATAGCATTGGCCTCCGGGCTTAGGTAACCTGATTTGCTTTCTATATACTGCAACATAGTAGGTTCAAGTGGTTTCAGCTTGTCATATAATTCAGTTTCGGTCATCTTATTTAGATTTAAGAATTGTAACCCCGGCTATAATTAATCCTAACCCGGTTACCTTCATTATTATTTGTATTGCTTTATTCATCTTTTGTTATTTTAAGGGTGATTTCATTTACACCAGTTAGTTTTTCAACTAAATCAGTAACAGCATTTTTAGATTCCCAAATGGTTTTATCGTTGGTTTGATAACCTATCAGTATGCAGCCCGAAGTGTCAGCTTCGCTATTACCTGAATGAATACGAATCCCGGCAAAGCCCGGCACATTTAGCACTTCGGGTAACACCCGTTTAAACCTGGTTGAAAGGGATAGGATAACTGAGTATTCACCGTAAGGGATAGCGGTCTGATGCTTAACTTTAACATCACGGGTGATATCTTCGAGGGTGTAGCAGAACCAAACGCTATCAATGTACAGGTCACCGATTATGTTGGTCTTATTGAATATTCTTCTTACTACTTCTAAGTTCATTAAAAAGGTTTCTAACCATTTTGGCATAAGTCCAAATGATGAATTGTATTATGCTAACAAAAGCAATTAAGTAGAATAGTATAATTGGGTTGGATAAAAACAGTGCTATCGTTACCGGTAACATTATTACGGACAATATCCGTGTCCAAAGTGGAAAGTAATACTTAGTCATTAACGAAGCCCTTTCTCTTTTGCAAATTCTCTTTAACTTCTTTGATGCTTTCAAATAGTTCTTTGCGTTCTTGTAGGTCTGCTTTACTTCGGGCACCTTTCCTTTGCTTGCCTAAGACTTTGTAAAAAACAAATTGTGCTTCCGGTGTTAATTCTGATATTAATTCTTCGGGCGTAAATCCGTATTCCTGTACAAAGTCAGATTCTTCAATATCATCAAAAAGTATTAAGCTATTATCAGTAGAATCTTCATCGTTAAGTTCAATGGGTTGTATCTGATAGTTAAATGAATTAAATACAGAAGCAAAACCTAACTTAGATATTAAGGCGTGGTTAGGATTGTTATTCCTTTTATCCCGGCTAAAGCATTTGAGAATTATTATTCTTAGAGTGCAGGCAATTAGCTTGCTTCCTTTGATTTCTGACTTATTATATATCTCAATAAATTTGTCGGCATCCATATTTGCTAATTCGAAAAATGCGGTCTGATAACAATCTTCGATGAAATCATTTTGCTGCACCCCCACCGCGTTTAGCATATTGGTTTTATAAAGGCAAGTCTGTATAAAATATTTCAGGGGGTTAACTTTTGAGTAGGATTTCTTGCCGAAGTAATAACCGTCTATCCGGCCTGTCTGATAAAATTCTGTTATTATTTTATTCTTTAATTCTTGATTAGTCATTAACAATTAGAAGTGTATTGGCAAGGCATCAATAGCCCTGCGGATAGCTACAGTTACCACCGGGGCGGTTACCGCTACTATTAAAAATGATGCGTTTAAAAACGCTATAGAAAGTATTACTGGCAGCCAGAAGCTAAGGCAATATTCACATAGGAAAGGTTTTTTTGGTAGCCTAAGCAGGTCTACCAGATTGTTATAAACGGGTAGCATCAGCAACCAGTTAACAAATAGTGCTATTAATATAATTGTAGTTAGCATTGTTGTTTAATTTTTTGTATCCCCGGCTGATTATCTTGGCATCAGCAATCGGTAACCAGATGATATCTTTAGGCTTATACCCGTTATCTTCTGCCGTGTTGGCAGGTAGCATCTTTGTTTCTTTCTGAACTGTAGATAAATCTATTTTATCTATATTGTAAATCAAGGTAGCATCTGAATAAAAGCAAACATAGAATGTTTGTATTCCAGATTGTAGTGTATAACTTTTAAGGTTATCATATTTATCAGCTTGTAACATTACGGTGTCGTATTGGTCGTGTTTACCAGTGCGTTGTTTTAGTTCAGCTACGTACGGTGTGCTGACAGTATAACCGCTCACATCCCACCAACTGTATTTTTCCGGACTGTATTCTTTAGTATATTTAGGAAACAGGGTTGCAAATAAATTCCGTCCTTCTATTTCTGATTTATCAAATTCACTCATTTTTACAAATCTTTAATATCGTTTTTTATATCGCTTAATAATTCGATGATGTTGAAGCAATCTTCATCTATCAATCTTACCAATTTATTGTTATGAGTATCAATCATCAGGTAGAAATCATCCTCACGGTCTCCAATGAAGTAGTTGCCGTATAGCTTTCGGGTTAGCAGTTTATTCATTAGTCTAATCTTATAGTATTCTTTTTTAATAACCCACGGGTTACTGCACCACTAACCGTATCACCGTGCATTGTGATTGCTTTAAATTTGGTGGAGAATAAGCCTTCTTGAAACCATCCGTAGCCACCTACAGAAATTGGTTTATATCCTGATGCAATTAGTATTCGTGTTGAATCTTTTACATCAGTTAGGTATGGTGATGCTATCCAATAAGACAATAGTAAAATTGCTAAAATGACTACTCTTTTTAATATCCAATTATTTACAGAGTATTTTTCTTCTTGTTCTTTCTTCATATCTATAAATACCTGCTAAAAAATTAAATGCCCCGAAATTTGAAAATTTTTCAAAATAAATTTTGCGCACAAAAAAAGCCCCCGTTTCCGGAGGCTCAGCATTATAGTTAGTTTGGTTTATTTAAGTTAGTTCATAAGTACACAACGCTCTTGTTGGATATTCAACAAAATCTTTGACGTGCACCAATACCGCTTTTGAGTCTACTTTTTTTAATGCCTGTCCAAATCTTTTTGCTAAAAATGTATGGTGATTGATGTTATCCCTGCTTAATGACTTTAGCATTTTAGCCTCTGTAGGGGTTGTTGGTATAATCTCTATTACTGCGGTGTCAGATGTAGCCTCAGAAAAATCGTATTTCATATCTCAAATCTATCCATTAATGATTTCACTGGTAGTTCATTAAGAGGGTTGTGTAACAATTTGGGTAAGGCTGTGAAACTCCCGGCTAATTTTATTTAGTTATGGGTGTTTGTCAACTTCGCCAAATAAAGATGATAAGCCAAAGCAGTAATAGTAATACAGCATACTTATCTTGTTTCGTTAAAGTCATCATCTTACTATAAAAGAAATAAATATAGCCAATTTTTAGCGTAAGGTAATTATTACATCACCGGGAGTTACACCTGCTAACTCACCAATTCTCATTGTATCTATTTTGCCATTGGCTAATTGCCATTGGTGAAATAGTTCTTCTGTACCATAGTTCTGATATGGTGTTGTGGTTATCTCAATATTAACCTGATTATCTGAAACCTTGTTATAACTATAATTAATCACTTTGCCTGACTGCATCCAAACTTTGGGATTCTCATAATTACTGTTTTTGATTTTATTTGTACTGGTTACCGCCAAACTGGTCTTGTTCCCGACTATAACCAACTTAGCCTGTAAAGTTTCATCAGGGTTAGTTACTTCTTTTTTACAGGCTGTTAGTGCAACTACTGTAGCTACTCCTAACATTAATATTTTTCTTTTCATAATTATTTATCTACAAATCCGGTTCCGGTGCAGGTTGTACAATAGTTACCTAAGCCATTACCCGTTCTATCAACTTGCGCTTTGCTATCACCCATATACCCCACCCGGCCTACACCGCCACACCACGGGCATTTCTTTTTACCATACGGTGTACCATCATTTGCTTTAGCTGATTGCCTTTCTTCTTGAATGTGTTCATAGTTTTTTGTGGCAACGTTTGAATAAACGATAGATGCTACGATAGCTAAGCCAATCATTCCCAAACAGCCCCAACTGGTTTTCTCCTTCGGTTTTTCTTGTTCTGACATATTAATAAGGTTAAGATTTAAAATGCAAATATATGGCTTTTAAGCCATACCTTAAAATATTATTTATCAATTGCTTTGTGTTTATGGCAAAACACTTTATCTCACCAGAAGCTATTGAATTAGTTTCCCGGAATGTACGTAAGTACCGAAGGAAAAAAAGGATAAGTATGGAAACATTAGCTGATATAATAGGCGTGGAATATACAGTTGTTGCCCGGCTCGAATTGAAAAAAAGCAACCCTTCTATTAGTATAGTTTATGCTATAGCCAAAGCCCTTGATATAAACCCTGCTCTTCTTCTTGAAAACAAAGAATAAAGCCCGGCAGTTACACCGGGGCTATAAGTTATTTGGTCTAACTATTTGGTTAAGATTATTTATAAGGTATGTTGAAATGTTCAAATGATGCTCTTATAAACTCAATGATTTTTTCGTATAATTCGTCAACAGATTTGATATTATATAAAGATTCTCTACGTGATTTCTTATCTTCTGTATGGTAACTTGTTGCAAAGTACTCACCTTTTAAATTTGAGCATTCTATCGTTATTTCCCGATACAGATATTTTAATGGATTATGCGGTTCATTAAATAGTTCCGTTACCATTTCTTTAAGAATAGTGGCTTTGTCCGTTGATTTTTGGTTGTCGTTCATAGTTGCTATTTGTTTTTAAACCCCGGCCTTACACCGGGGCTGTTAGTTATGTTGTTATCATGGCGTTCCGCCATTTTAAGCTGTCTATAATATAGCCATCGGCTTAATAAAGTTCATCTTCTAAATGCAAATAAAAGTGGTGAAAAATGTCTTTTTCAAATAATTCTTTAGCTATTCCGTGATTAATGTTATTATAATTGACATCTTGATTAACCACGTATGATGACAGTTTATCTTCAACTAAGATATTCTGTATTGTCACGATAAGCTTCATCAAATCTTTCACATTGAAGCCAGATATTCTAATGTGGTTCGCTGTTCTGGTAATATAGTTCACCCCGCAATAATAGGTCTCGCTCTTATTGGTTTTAGTAATCTCCAATTTTCCAGTAGGGTTACCGTTACATTCGTATTCAAAATAGCTTTTAAGTATTCGCCAAGTCCTAATTAGCACCTGACATTTTAATGTTGTTTCTATTTTCATATGTGTTTGATTAATTATAAATACTTTGTTATTTCTTTAAATGCCCCTAAATCCTAAAATAAATCTAATCTGCAAGCAACCCCTTTAAATGCAGAAATGCGAAACCTAAGCTTCGCATCTCTCTGTCATCGCTGACAATATTATTTGTGGTTGCCTGACATCAGGCTTTTGTTTATTTAGCATTTATGTTTTCATTTATTCTTCTGCAAAAATACAATAAAAAATGAAAATTGCAAATTATTTTTTCCGTAAGTTATTGATTATCAAATTATAGGTATAGTTTATTATACCTATAATTCATTTACGCTGCTTTTTTGAACTCAATCGTGTTTGCTGCCGGGTGTATCGCAAACTGATAAGCAAAGTCACCTGCATTAATTGTTTCTTCGCCTTGAAATCCGGTTTTTAACAACTGAGTTAATCTGTACTTCATCATTACCTGCGGGGTGTTACCCAATGATTTGATGGAAGTTTGGTACTCAGAATAATTAGCTACGAAATAGCCACCTGATTCATCTTTAACCAAATCTGATACTGGTAGTTCGTTCACCGGATTTAAAGGCTCTACGGGCTTTATTTCGCTTTGAGCGGGCTCTAAATGACCTTCGGTCATGCTTAAACCTTTGGCTTTCATCGCCGGGGCATTTTTAAAGCTTTCATTCAATAATTTCACTTCATCTCTGAACTCCGGCCAATATTTTTCTACAGTCTTTTTACTTACAGGAAAATTTTTGTGGATTATAGTTTGCCCTATTTTGCCAAATTTCTCAAAATCCCAGCCGGTGATAATGTCGCTTAACTTTTGTAAACTTTCATTCGTTTTTCTTTCAGCTAATAGCACCCGGCAGATAGCTAACTTTTCTTCGCGGGTTAAACCACTGTCACGTGAAAAGATAATTTTGCGGGTGTTAAAGTTTATAATTGGTTTCAGTGTACCCGCTTCTTTATATTTGAATATACTTCTGACAATGCTTTTAACCTCTGATGGCGTTAACGGTTCTTCACATTTACTTTCATTAATCCGGGTAAGTATTGTAGCTGCACCCTTTTGGGTAAGTTGCGGATTAAGCCATACATAGTTATTCAGAAAGCCAAGCAATGTTGAATTACGTTTACCCGGTTGTATTCTTTTAAACGGTAACCACGCATTAACGTATGACCACCCATCCCAATTAAAGCTGTAGTTACCTTCAAATTCGATTTCATTCAAGTTATCATTTCTTAAAGAATTACTGAAATCAATTTTTCCACCCTCTCTATCCTTATATATCTTCTTTTCTTTAATTATAGAAAGACGGGGGGGAATTTCTAATTCATTAGTAAAACATATAGAATCATATATAAAAGAAGTAAAATTGATATGTAAGTTAGGGTCATAGCTTAATACATTAAATTGAGTGGCCTTTGCTGCATTCTTATCGTAATATTGAGTTAAACCTAAATCAGCTATTATAGCCTCGTAGGTTGAAGTATAATTATCTAAGGTTAGATTGTTTACCTGAACTAATATAGAGTACCCTACCCCGCCAAATGACCTGTAGCAAGCAAATACCTTTGTAAGGTCTAAAGATGTAATATCAAAGGTTGAATCATCAACATCAATGTATAACAAACCAGTAGCCCCGGTTATATTGGCATTGTTCTTATTTTCTTTAAAAGTGAAATTGTAAGTTATAGCCGGAACGGTTGCCTTTAAGGCATCATACATTATGTGCTCTTTACCAAACTTACGCGCTTGTAAAATGATATCTGAGTATTCAGATTTTTGGATTAATTGAAACCATTGTTCAATTGTAGAAGTGTTTTTGATTTGTGGTGTACGTATGTTATCATACACATTTAAGAATTGATTCATTTAATTTTTGTTACCCTTATCCATTGTTTAATCCCTATGTCATTAGGGTAAGGGGGACTGATTATTCTAACAATGAATCAAAACGAATAATCAGTTGACATCCCCCGTATATTTATAAATACTTTGTTTTTCATTAAATTCACTTTTTGATGAAAATAAATATATAAAGGTTTGATATTAAATTGTTTAAATGTCATAGCTTAAACCTTTTATATAGTAAATATACTCGATTTTTCGGCGTTGTCAAGTGGTGTTAAAACCTAATTTTGAATAATGTTCAAGTTTCTTGATATTGTGGAAAACTTCCCATTTTAAATGTTCGAATCAGTTTTCCGGGAGGTATTTTTGTAAAATGGAAAATGGTAATGTAGCTACGGGTGAAGTAGATGAAATACTATCAATGGTGTTAGCAGTTTATGAACCGGGGCTTTATGATAATAGCTATGAAGTAACAGCTTTAAGAATGCAGATAAGCAAACTGGAAAATACGCTTTTGGGTAAACTGGATAAGGTTGATGTTATGGCCTCACAAATCAACGAGGTTCACGCTGTTCAAACAGGTGAATTTTTCAAGCTAATTGCAAAGCAAAACACCCCTGCCCCGTTAACTGCAAAGCAGAAGAAAAAGGCAGAGGAAAAAGCAAAAGCAATTGAACTTGAAATGAAAATTGAAGAATTAAGAACAAGAAAATTTAACAAAATTTTAAATAAACCAGAAGATTTATAAATCTTTAAAGTCTTCAAAAGTATCTAATTGAAACCCTAACTGTTTCCAATACACAGTGGTTTGTTTAAAATCAACGTGCCTACACTGATTCTGAACAAATTGCAGTAATTTTGTTGTAGAATACGTTTCTGAGTGGTCTTCAATGAAATGGGTTACCCCTGTATGTTTAAGTCCATAGTAAGTTAAGTTGGGTCTATTAAACAGTTTAGGATGCTCTATTTGAAGTTTTTCAATAGCTAAACCAAAGTCTTCATACCACCGCCTGTTTATTTTATAAGGTGAGGGTTTATCATCTTTACCAAACATATACCAGTTTAGTTTATGCGGATAGGTTTCAAGGTATTCATTCAACACATCCTGCAAAGCCTTTACCATTAACACGTAAGCATCTTGATGGTCATTTTGTCCTTTTGCATCTTCACTTCGAATCCTGATTTGTTTTCTATCAATCAAAAAATCAGCAACGTGCATCCGGTTAGCTTCACTACCCCTAATGAATGAGTGATATATTACTTTAGATGTAACGTACAGGAAATAATTGTTTTCTTTCAGGTAAGGAAATAGGATATTCAATTCTTCACGGGTGAAAATCTCAAACCGCTTAGTCTTTTCGGCTTTTGCCCGTTTAAGTTTGGTTACCGGGTTTATCGTAATGGTTTCCCGGTCAGCTAATAGCGAAAAAAAAGAACCCAGATAAGACCGCTTATTGTTAAAGGTATTGTTTGACCATTTGATTTTAGGGTCAGGGTGCAAGGTGAAAAACTCAGTAAAATTGAGAAGGTGTTTTTTTGTGATTTTACGGACATCATCAAGTAAGCCTTCTTTCTCCAAATACTGCCTAAACTGACCTTTTAGAAATGATGTGTAGGTAACTGCACTCAATTCTTGCTTAGGTTTCGGATTGATATAGCCCTTTGTTTGTAGGAATACATTTAGGCAATAATCATAATGATATTCAGCCGGAGTTGATTCTTCAACTGGTTCTAATTCAGATTTGGGTTCAGCTTTGGCTATAGCCTCTAATTTGGCTTTCTGATGGATTTCAACTGATTCCCTGTTCCTGTCATCAATACCCTCTTTAAGGTTTTTAAGAATGGTTAACCGGAGAAGGTTGAAAGCATCTTCACGTTCTTTATGGTCTTTAATAGAGTTCAATGAGTAACCAAAGAATGCTCTACCATAATCCTTAATGGGTGGTGTTTTTGGCTCCCCCTTGTATTGAATGTTATAGATAATACACCACTTTTTATTGGCGGGGTCTTTATATAATTTAGGTTCTTTAAACGTAAAAGTAGGCATAGAATTTTTTTACAAATGTAGTAAAAAATCTATCCCTTTGTATCCCTTTTTTAATAAAAAGTACATTTAAACCACTTTAAAGCAAGATTATGTG